GGTCACGCAAATCGACAACACGACGCGGGACGCGCTGCGTGCGTCCATCGGCGAGGTGCTCGCGGTCGGCGGCAACCTCGATTCGGTCATCGCCGCCATCGACGAGGTGATGGGTGAACGTATCTCGCGCGCCGCCCGTATCGGCCGCACCGAGACGGCCGCAGCCTTCAATTTCGGCACCGAGGAGGGCTATCGTCAGAGCCACGTCGTCGAGATGAAGGAGTGGCTGACCGCTGGCGACGAGCACGTCCGCGACACGCACCGCGAACTCGATGGCGTGCAGGTGCCGCTCGATGATGTGTTCATCAGCAGCAGCGGTGCTAGACTTGCGTTCCCCGGCGACCCGAACGCCAACGACCCAGCCGAGACCATCAACTGTCGCTGCACACTCGTGGCCGTGACCGACACCGTGAAGGCGTTGCCGCCCGCCATCCGCGCGCGCATGAACGGGCACGCACAGACGCTGGAGGAGTGGCTCAGTGAACGATGAGCGACCCGACGTACGCAGCGCGCCCGTCTACACCTGCGACGAGTGCAAGATGACGTTCCAACTCCAGCAGGGCTACGAGAAGGTCCTCAAGGTCGTGTGCCCGCGGTGCGGCAAGCCGCCCGCGACCGAAGCCTCAAGGACGGTGACCCGATGAACTCCATCTTCGTCGCTGCACGGCAGGATGCGGCTCGCGACCGCCGCGTCGGACTCTCGTTCTGGCTCCAGCCGGAGCAGGAACGCTCCGTTCGCAAGCAGTACCTGAAGGACGTGCAGCAGTTCGCCGGGCGTGCGCTGTCCGAGGACGACTTCGCTGTACGCGGGATGCTCGTCGCGAACAGCCAGCGCGACTTCTACTACTCGCGCTTCTCGAAAGAGGCGCTCGACGAGGCGGCCGAGTTGCTGCCGGGCGCTCCTGCGTTGTACGGCCACGACACTCGCGGGGTGCCCGTCGGTCGCATCTTCAACGCCCGCGTCACGCGCATCGAGGACCCGAACCTCGAAGCGCGCGACCAGAACTGGCTCGAAGCCCTGTACTACGTGCCGCGCGACGCCGAGGGTGAGGCCCATCTGCGCCGTGTCGACCTCGGCATCTTCCGCGAGGTGAGCATCTCGTGGCGCTGCTCGGGGCAGGATTGTTCCGTCTGCGGGCGCAGCATCCACGCGTGCCCCCACATCCCCGGCGACATCTACGAGGACCGTGGCTTCTGCGAGTACGAGTTCTCGGGCATCACCGCGGCGATGGAAGTGAGCCACGTCTACCGCGGCGGCCAGAAGGACACGTCGACGTTCGTCCCGAGTGACCCGGGGGCAGACGGTGCTGTGACACCGGTGGCGGGGGCGCTGATGCGGTCCTGTCCCCCGGGCTCGCTCGACGTCGACCCGGCCATGCTCATCGCGGCCAAGCGCTACAACGGCGCGCTCGTGGGCTCGCTCGACGAGTGGTTGGCGTCCGAGCGCGGCCAGCGTGCCGTCGACCTGTTCGGTTTCTCGTTCGGGCAGGCGGGCCAGCGCGCGAACGTCCAGCGCATCGAGGTCCAGCAGGGCCGCTTCACCGGTCCAGCGCAGGCCAAGCGCTGGGCTCGCGACCACGATTTCCGCGTCGACCGGATGAAGCCGACGCAGGGCGGTTTGGCGTTCGAACAGCAGAACGTGAGACACTTCGACTCCGACGAGGGCTGGAAGGAGATTGTCCTCGACCGCGGCATCACGGCGGTCGTGGGCAAGCGTCCCGGAGAGGGCGCACGAAACAGCCCGGAACGTAACGACGATGCGGACCCGTTGACTCGGTGGTTGACCGAGGCCGCAAAGGGAGCGACTTCATGAATCAGAAAGTCGAACTGGACCTGAAGCCGGACCTGAGCACGCCGGACGGGTTGCGCAAGCACACGCTCGAAATCACCCGACACCTCAACGACCTGAAGCTGCGCGAGCAGAGCGGTCGCTTCGTCACCGAGGACGAGTGGAACCGCGTCGATGGCGACCTGAAGGCGCTCGCCGGACGCACCGCGAGCATCGACGAGACGCTCAAGATGCAGGCGTCGAACTACCCGGGCGGCGAGGAGAAGTTCCTGCTCGACAAGGCGTCGCTCCGGCTCGACACGCCCGAGGAATTGCCGCGCTACATGCGCGACTACTTCAACCTCGCCGTGATGCGCTGGGACGAACTCGCATCGCTCGCGCACATGGGTGCCGAACGGTCGCTGGGCATGTCGCAAGAAGTCATGCACGCGGCCGGGAGCACGAACTCGGGGCGGCTGCGTGACCGCGTGATTCGCTTCCAGACGCTGAACGACGAACTGCTCGTGACCGACGTGCTCCTGCACCCGGGCGCGTCACGGCAGCCGGACCTGCACGCGCGCATGCAGCGCATGCGGACGTACAAGAAGTGGCCCGAGTACACGCGGCTCGTGAACGACCTGTGCGACTCGATGAAAATCGAGCGCTCGTTCAACGAGAACGCGAACACGTCGGGCTTGTACTGGGTGCCGACGATTCTCTCGGCGCAATTGATGGACCTCGTGCAGGTGTGGTCGCGCGTGGCTCCGCTGTTCACGCCCATCACGATGACGAGCAAGACGCTCGATTGGCCGGTGCTCGGCTCGGACCTCACCGCATATCTCACCACGGAAGCGCTGACGGACGGCTCGACCGAAGCGTCGGGCGTGCCGGTGGCGGCGTCGACGGCGACCACGAACAAGGTCACGTTCACCGCGCAGAAGATGGGCGTGCGTACGTTCGCATCGACCGAAGTCATCGAGGATTCGGTCGTGGCGATGGTGCCGTTCGTCATCCAGAACGCGGCGAAGGTGCTCGCGCGCGGCATCGAGGACGCCATCATCAACGGCGAGTCGGGCGGCGTGACGATGGACGGTGCGACGTTCAACCCGGCGAACGGCGTCAAGCGTGCGTGGAACGGGCTCCGCTTCCATGCGCTCATGACGGGCTCGTACCCGGCGAAGGTCGATGCTGCGGCGGCTGCCGCGACGGCTGCGAAGGTCATCGACCTCACGTACCTGATGGGCGCGTGGGGCGCGTCGCCAGCGCCGCTCGCGTACATCACGGGCTTCCACGGGCTCAAGTCGCTCATGAAGCAGCCCGAGTTCCTGACGCTGGAGAAGTTCGGTCCGTCGGCGACCATCTTCGCCGGGCAATTGGGCGCGATGATGGGCTCGCCCGTCATCGTCAGCGAGTTCGTGACGGAGAAGAACGCCACGGGCGTGCACGACGCGATGGCCGCGAACAACGTCAAGGGCTCCATCATCGCCGTGCATCGTGAGAGCTACGGGCTCGCGACGCGGCGCGGCATCAACGTCAACGGGTCGACCGACCGCTACATCGAAGTCGACCAAGTCGTGTTCGTGGCGACCTGCCGAAACGACTTCAAGCCGTTCTACGTCCCGGCAGCGACCGTGACGCCGGTCGGCATCCTCTACAACATCACGTAGTCGATGTCGGTCCGCAGAGGAGAACCGCGATGACGAAGAAGCAGGAGGAAGGGGCCGCGAGTGCGGCCCCTTCCACGGAACCGATGATGCTCGTTCGCAAGGGCAGATACGTCGGCGGCAGCGGTCGTCGATTCGATTCGGTGCCGTTCGGCGAGTCGCTCGTGTGCCGCACGGGCGAGACGTACGAGGTGCGCGAGACGTTCAAATACCTGTGGTACGACCACAACTTCGCATCCATGTGGGAGTGGGACGGCGAGCCGCATCTCGTCCCTGCCGTGAACCCCGGTCAGGTCGCGCCACCGAAGTAGACGCACGCAGTGGTTCTCGCGGGCACCGCCCGCCGAACGGTGGTGCGGCCCCACCGAGCGGTGGCTCCGGTGCCCGCGTCTTTTTGAGGGAGCATGGAACCCGGAACGCGCATCTGTTGGAAGCCACGCCCCGGCGCTGGTGTTCAAGGACCCATCCCGGTGGGTCCGAAGTCAGGACCGGAGCGTGTTCGCGGTGGCCCTTACTTCGGCACGCTCGCCGCATGGGTTGGGCTGGAGAATGGGCACCGCGTCGCGCTTGTGTTCCATGAAATCACGCGCTCGGCCTACTTGGCGTTCGCGGACGAACTCGAACCGTTCGACGACGGGCGCGTCGCACCCGGAGCACGCGTGATGCCGTGGGAGGAGACGTAGCATGGAAATCGTCTCGCTCGACCCGCTGACGCTAACCGACCTCGACACGGCGCGCGCCTACTTGAAGTCGGACACGACGAGGTACGACGACATCATCAAGGCCGCCGTCAATCGCGCGACCGCGCAAATCGAGATGTACTGCAAGCGCTATCTGTTCGCGCGCCTGTACGACAATGCCAGCGTCACGCCCGGCGACCGCCCGACGATGAAGCTCAACGGCAGCGGCTGCTCCGACATCATGCCGCTCGAATATCCGGTCGGCACCATCACCAGCATCGTCGAGCGCTACCCGGATGGCTTGACGACGCGCACGTTGAACATCACGGGCCTGACCGTGCGGCCGGGGCACATCATCCATCTGCCGCTCGACACGTTCGCGCGCGGCTACAACAACATCGAGGTGAAGGGCACGTTCGGCTACTCCGCCGCGACGCATGCGCGCGAGCGACGTGCGCTCGAAGCGGCGTGCCTGCGCTGGGTGCAGGTCATGTATCAGGACCAAGACGCGGTCATCGGGCGCGGCACGACGTTCGGCGTCGGTGGCGACACGGTGCAACTCATCTCCGGGGCGATGCCTGCCGACGTGATACAGGCCATCGCGCCGTTCCAGCGGTACATCTGATGGCGGGCATCTCGGTGACCGGGAACGCCGACAGCGTCGCGCTCAAGCTCCAGTCGCGCGCGAGTCGCCTGCACCTGCGAAACCGGCTGGCGATGGAACGCGTGACGTTGAAGCTCGAACGCGACCTGAAACGCGACGCGCTGACGGGCACCGCGAGGTCGAACGACTTGTTCGGCAAGGTGGGTGCGGCGGGCGATGCGCTCGCGACCGTCACCGGGCAGGCGAAGCAGACGCTCGTGCGCCGCGTGTTCGCCAAGACGTTGCAGGTCGTGGGCGTGCTCGGCTCGCCGCTCGCGTACATCCGGCTGCACGAGGTCGGTGGCGTCGTGCGCGGCAAGCAGTACCTGCGCATCCCGACGAAGTTCGCCAAGACGGGGGCGGGTGCCGACCGCAACGCGGGTCGCGGTGCGCGCGCCATCGAGAACACCGCCATCTTCCGCTCGCGCTCGGGCAACCTGTGGATTTGGGAGGTCGGCACGGCGCGTGCGAAGGCCAGCCCGCGCGGCATCATCCCGCTCT